GAAATAGACACATCTGCCAATCCTTTACCAGCTATAAAGGTTGATTTCTTCTGTCTGCAAGCCGAAGCTGTTACACCTGCCTCTATTGCTGTCAGTAGTTCATTTGGCAATAGGTTGTTTTTACCGTAATTATACCTGTTTGCAGATTTGTTGTGTATAACTTCAGCAACTCGGTTATAAGTAGGTGCTACCGCCCTAGCCTTTCTGAACGATATTTTAGCTTTTTCGGACAATTAAGAAGATTTCTTAGCGCGTGACTTTCTAGTTTTCTTCGGTGCTTGTGTCTTTTCCTCTTCTTTTGGGGTTTCGACATCTTCAATTGGCTTTTCCGCCTCTTTGACCATTTCCTTTCTGATACTCTCGGCTTCTGAAACAGTAACTATCAATTTTTGGTCATCCCAACTACCTTTAGCAAGCATGTACTCAGCTTGTGCATCGGTCAATGTTTCGGCCGATACCCGACCTTTCCCTTTTGGAAGGTGAATGACCACATTTTGAAACCGTGGGTTAACCCGATACTTCTTACTCGGTGGTGTAACTACTTCTTTCATGATGTTTTTTGGTCTGATTAATCTTGTCAGTTCAATGTAAGCTAAAATCTGTTCACTCTTACAAGTTCGACATAGGTTTGAATTAAAAACCTCCCCATGCAATGACATGAGGAGGCTCTTATTTACATTTTCAAATGGTTGCTCAATTAACCTAATGACCTGCCTCCGTAAGTCATTAGACAACTTGCCCATCCAGCACTGCTAGGTTATCAACAGTTGTTTCAGATTCATCGTATATCAACGCAGAGTTAGGCAACTTGCCACTGAACGTCATTGTGATACTTGAACCTTCGTTTATCTCAACTCCGTAATTCCATTCTCCAGCACTAGCTTCTAACCCGTAGTTGTCATACTTTCCATCAGGGTCGTTTGCTATTCCGAACACCTCAATTGAACCTGAATTTGATTCAGCTACAATGAAGATGTCAATAGCATCGGCCAACAACTCAATAGCATGTCTTTCGGCTGCTGATTGTGCATAAAGTACAGAGTTGAAGTTCTGCATTCGGTCATTGACAATATCGCCTACTTCTAGGCTTGTTGTCGCGCCATGCTTTAACCGCTTTCCTGTGATCTTCTTGAATCCTTTACCAGACGCAAAGGTAAAGGCCGTAACCTCTCCCGTTGCAGTGATGGTCACACCGTCAAGGTCTGCGATATTGCCCACATAAAAGGTCTTGTCGAAACCTCCCTTTTTTCGGATTGCCTCGCAGCTTGGGTCTAGTGCTTCAAGTGAATTTGAACATCCTGCCATTTCGTTTCAGTTTTTTCGGTTCTTGATTCGTTTCTTATCCTCCGTACAATGTGATGTACTTCTGGTTAACTACCCAACAAGCGATCTCCTGTACGTTCTTGATGTAACGCTGTCTCGCACCGTTTGCCATCTGGTCAATTTGTAGGCTTGAATTGTCAGACATCAAGTCCATCAATACCTTCATGAAGCTAGGAACTGCAAAGATTCTGAAACCAACTAGAGGCACAAAGTTGATTTTGTGTCCGTTGTAATAGATTCGCTCATTCTCGCCTGAACCCTCAACCAAAAAGTTTATCTGTTGTGCCGCGCCTACTGCGTTGTTTGCAATTTTGATCAATTGACGGTCACCAAGTGGCGCGTATATCTCAGCCGTTTCACCATTCTTGTTGTAGTTTACCGCTTTAGATGGTGCTGCTCCGTACATTTTGGCATATTCAGCCGCAATGGTTGCACTTGTAACAGTTGAGATTGAAGGCACTTTGATGTAATCTCCCAATCCTGCTCCAGGCGTTGCTTTCGCGTTAGACGCATTGTAAAGAATCACCGTAGGAAGTGAATCAAACAAAGTTGTTGGCATTGCAGCTACCAACGTTTGCGCTCCTGATGAAATTGAACCTTGACCAGCTCCAGGTGTCAATGCCGCGATTGCTGTCTTGGTTGCTGATTTAGCACCGTTCCATATTTTGCTCTCAACATCTTCTCCGATAGCTGGCGCAACCTGAATCAACACTTTCTGGTCGAACTCGTCTGAAACGTGGTTAAACGCTCCAGCAGCGATTGAACGCTCAAAGCGTGTGCCTTTCAATGCGGCATCGTCAATGGTATCCTCATACTGGAATGCAGTAAGGGAAACCGATGTCTTGTTAGCGTTAAGGTCAATGTCACCTGTTGCTGATACTGCTGCCGTAGTTGCTGCCGACATGGTAACGTCAACGCTTGATTCGTAAACGTCTGTTCCTGTTTTGTGGCCTTCGTTGATTTCAACAAGTCCGTCACGGATAGTAAATGATTCAGCGTAAAGCTCCTCGACAATTTCTGCGAGTTCGGTTTGGTTCTGCGTTCCGCCTGTGTAATTGATTGCCATTATTTCTTGGTTTTAAGGTTGTTCTTGTAGTGTTCTAGTTCGGATTCAAGCCATTGAAGTTGTTCGTCTGTGCATTTCCCTTTCAGGTATTCAGAGGCAGTTACACCATCTGGCAACGCTGCAAGAAAATCAGCGTATGAAACGCCAACTTCAAACGGGTTTACAAACTCTTCTTTTGCTTTTGCTTTTCCTCTTGCCATGATTAAAGTTTTGCTTGTTTAGCTCTCTTCTTCTCAAGGTTCGTCATTTTAGACGGGTCTTTATTTTCGACCTTCTTTCTGTTCTGAAAATCACCGTCAGCAGGTACTAAGTTTTTCATCGCTGAAAGCAATTCATTTACCTTGTTCAACGCTTCAAGTTGTTCCGCTTGAGTTGCTTCGAACTTCTTCTGATTCTCTAGGATGGTAGCGTTTGTGGTTTCCAAAGCCTCAACCTTTTCGTTAAGTGCTTTCACCTCTTCGCTTTCGCTGTTTTCAGGTTCTTCAACGGCCGCCTTAACTTCTGATACTATACCCTCAGAAACTACGATGGTTCGGCCATCTGCCAATAGATGTTCACCGTCTGGCGCAGGGCTTTCCATTCCTTCATCGATGAATACAGATACACCTTCGGCCAATTCACCATCGTAATAGACCGACCCACCTTCTGAAAGTTCAGCCGATGCATTCTGTGTTTCGTTTTTAGTTACGAACTTGTTAAGGAAGCTCATAACCCCGTCAAATTTCTTGTTGAGTTCTTTGATTTCGTTTGACATCTCTTCTTGATTTGATTTTTTCTTGTTCATCATCGCTACCTGCAACATCTTGTTTGTGTATGCAACTGAGCGGTTACTGTTTTCTGATTTTACGCCTTCGAGTTTACCAGTGGCAAAGCCTAGTCGAATTGATTCTTCTGCTGATAGGTTTGTTGTGGCTGACATCAATCCTGAAACCTCTTCTCTTTTATCTTCACCTATTACTGAACAGTATATGTCCAGTAGGTTACCCTGCTCCTTGTCAATCTCGTCAGCGAATAATCTAAGGTCTTGCGCTTCCAATTGCCACGGAAGTCCGAAGGCGTCAACCCATACTGGATGAATGATGGAATCAGAATTTTCTGAGATTAATCGCTCATCACCAGCTAGGAATAAAACCATCCCTGACGAATTGCACTTGTAACCGTGTGTGATTATCTTCTTTCCGGAGTTGCGAAGCATGTCATAACAGATACGCGCCTCTGATGTTGAACCACCATCTGTACGAACTTCGAGTATCATCTCTGTTGCGTCTGGATGTTGGTCTAGGAAATTCTTAATTGTAGTCGATGAGAACACTGGTTGACTTTCACCAAACGCTTCTGCCCACTCATCAACAGGGGCAATGTCTCTATCACATACTAGAATTGGAGTATTCACATCACAAAACTATCGGTCTAAATGCTATATTTGCATAGTGAGACAACTTAGTGACGGCACGAAATGAGTAAACCGAACTCAAATAGGGTTAGGAATTGGCCGCGAGTTGAAGCGCGTATCGACCCCGAACTTGACAAAAAGTTCCACGAAAAGCTAAAGAAAAAAGGTCACTCACAATCAGACGTTATCCGCAAGGCTGTGAGAAATTACACTAAGGAGGATTGACTAAAGTTCAGACGTTTCCGAAACATTAGCCACCCTACCTTGAACTCTATTGATCTCTGATACCTGAACAACAGGGTCGGGCATAGCTTCAATGACCTCCGCAAAATCACGCTTTGTCATATTCTCCTGACGCTGTGTTTGACGCGCTGCAAATGTTGGTGAAACGATTCCCCCACGTGCTGCATAATTTGTAGGTACTAACCTCTTTCCACCCCCTAGAACATTTAACGCACTTGCCTTTTCAAACAACGCTGGGTTTCTCTTTACTCCTTTGGTCAGTATTATCTCATCGCCTTCAGCCTCAACCATTCCACCGCCTTTAACTGAAATTGGAATACCACCGCTTGCATGTGAATCACCTACCAACACACCACCTTTTGAAAGTTTCGGAGGTGATGGGGGTTTTTGAGAAGCGATGATTCCTATTTGTGTCGCTCCAAGTACACCAGCAGCAGCAGCCATTACTGGTCCTGCAACAACACCAGCAGGGCCAAGTGATGAACCTGCTGTATATGCCGCCATAACCGCCTGTGCGGTCTGAATGATAGCCATGATTATTGACGTGGCCTTAGATGCCTTGAACTGCTCTAGTTCTATCTTATATCGCTCTTGCGCTGCTTTCTTTTCAAGCTGCTGAATCTTCTTATCTTTTTGCTCTTCTGATAATCCAGACTGTTCAATAGATGCTATCTCGGCCTGAGTGCGTTGTTCTATTTCCTGTAATCTGTTCTGCGCGCCCTGACTTATTGCCTGTTGAATGGTCTGCACTGCTTGCAATGCGGTCTGCATTCCCATTTCAATTGCGCTTAGCTCCTCCTCGCTTACACCTAGCAGGTCGGCAAGTTTCGGAGCTTCTTCATTTTCCAGTTCGCCTTTGATTCGCTTTATAGCGTTTTCGACCTTCTGTAAATTCTGTAATTCCTGCTCTGTAAGAACGTCGTCAGCTAACGCGCTTTCACGCATTAATTCAAGTCTAAGCTCCGCGTATTTCAACGCAATCTTAAACTTCTCGGTTTCTAGCTCATCCGTATTTTCTATTGATAGTTCAGCCGATTCTATTTCAAGTTGCTCACGACCGTTTATCAATTCTATCTCACGGTTGAACGCTTCGGCCTTTGCAGCCCTGTCCATTTCAGCTATCTCGGCTTCATATTGAGCGCGTAACGCTAACTGCTTTGCATACTTATCTTCATCGACCGAACCTATCGCATCGACTGACGCTGTGTATGCTGCCGTTTCTTCATCAATAACATCCATCTTAGCCCGTAATGCCTCCTCTTCGATAAGAGCAATTTTCTCAGCTCTCTTTTCCGCGTTATCAATTTCAGATTCGGCCTTTAATTTATCAAGTTCGGCCTGTTGGTCTATTAAATCCCGTTGTTTTTGAAAGGATTCCGCTCTAGCTTCTTCGGCTTTTTTACGTGCCTCCTCCTGTGCTTTGGATAGCTTTATACGTTCATTCTCTTGTCTTACAACAGCCGCGTGTTCCTGATTTCTGATACTGTTTTCTTTGGCCTTTAGCGTTCTCAACTTCTTAAGATTGTTAGCTTCTATCTCCCCCAGCTTTGCGCGTTCCTCCGCTAATCGCTGTTCATCCTCTTCAAGATTCTCTCCAAGTGCTAACTGTTCCTCAACGATTGCAACCCGTTCTTTTTGCAGTTGAAGTTCACGCTGCATCTGCTCCTCCTGAATCTTGTTTGCTCTTTCAATAGCTTGCGCCCGTTCCTGAAATGTCTTTGTTTCGTCTTCAGCTATCAACTGCAACTCGGCAACCTCGGCCTTTCGTTTGGATATTTCAACCGTCAACTCCCGTTCAGAATCCCGTAAGGCTTGCATTCGTTTTTCAAGTTGTCCAGCCGCTTGTGCCTCTCTGACTATCTCGTCCGTTATTCCCGTGAACCCATCTTTGGTTGCACCTAGAACATCTAAGACGCTACCGTTTCCAGTGAACACGTTTGTAACAGCTTCACCGATTGCTGATATTCTATCCACAACAACCGATATGGTAGCCCCCACCGCTGCCATAGCTTGCGCCAAAAGTTCAGAACCTCGTTTGGTCTGAGTTAAGAAAGTGACCATTGAGCCAAGAGCTACCACAATAGCCCCTATCCCTGTGGATATTAACGCAACCTTTAATATCTGCAATGCTCCAGATAATCCACCCGTTGCCGTTGCGCTTGCTTTGGTAGCTGCTGCCGATGCAACAACACCCTCTTTATACGTATTGAGTTGTGTAGCTAGGTTTCCAAGATTGACGCCCATTACATTTATCTGACCAGCTACACCTTTCAATGCGCTTTCGTAGTTACCTACGTTTCTACGATTATCACCTACGGCCTTTTCATTCTCCTTTAGCTTGTCCGAAATTGTTTTGATGGTAGCTTGCATTCGCTTACCCTCTTCGGAGTTTTCACGCTCGGCCTGTGATAGTCCGTTATACTGTTTTGTGAGTGCCGACAGCCTCGCCCTTAATTGCTCATTAGAACCTTTGGCCGCATCTACTATGGTCTTATTCGTCTGATATTGTTTGTTCGATTCCCGAAGCGATTTAGATACTTCGGTCATTTGAAGTTTGAGGTTGGCCTGTCTCTTTGCATTCTCAGTTGCGTCAATAGCCCCGACCTTGTAAAGTGCGTTATTCTCTTTCTGCTGGGTTTTAAGGTCGTTCAGTTGCTTAGTAAGTTCGGCTGAACTTTTTGCAGATTCGGCCATTGATTGATTGGCCTGTTTAATGTCCTCTGAGTTGATCTCAATATCAACTATTACCTTCTTTGCTTCCATGTTGTAAAATTCGGGAATTATTAATAAAGGTCAAGCGTTTGATATTTTGGCCTGTTATTTGTAACATACTCAACTCAAAACAACTACTATGAAACGAACAATAATATTAATTACGGTTGTCGCTTTGATGTCTGCATGTAACACCTCAAAGGACGAGATACCGTGTACGTGTAACGAGATAAAGGATAAGCGGTTCATTGACAATGGACAACCTCAACTTATCAGTCAGTTATACGTGAAGGATTGTGAAACTGGTGTTCTGACATGGGTTGACGTTACCGATGAAGAGTTCGCAAACAATTACGCTGGCGATTGCTGGGAACTTGACTAAGGCAATCTGACCAACTCTACCTCCGTTGATTCAACTCGATTGGTCTTGTATTGGTCAACATAACTCAAATAGAAATAACATCCGAAGTATCCTATCCATTTTGGTTTAGTGAAATCCAATTGATCGATGTCTATTGATGATAACCTCATCAACATCTTGACCATCTGAGGTGATACGATAAGCGATTCAAGAAGCGTCCAGTTTTCGTCAACCAATTCTGACCAATGCAAAGGCGCGTGATATAGTTCAGAAGCGTCCGTAACTTTCGGCTGACCTCTTAGCTGAATTAATGCTGTTGAATTTTCTACGACCTCGTGTACCGCTATTCTTGTGGCCGTTCCTTTTAGGTCAAAGAAATTCTCAAAGAAGATAATCCTTCCTTCTGTTGGGAATGTTGTAGTTGCAACTTGACTGTTTGTTCTTATAGACCTTTTCCCCCTTACCTCAACTACATCTGAAATAGCACCATTTACATCAGTTCCACCGACTGTCTGTGAACCATCGAGACCAGTAAAAGAAACCTCATATCCTTTCTCTATTTCAGATACATCGTCAACAGAAATCCAATTCTTTATAACGTTTGTTCTTACCCTTCCACTTGTTGCTGTTGTTCCAGTGAAATCTTTTCCTAGGTCAATAGTAAATTCATTAACAACTTCTGAAATAACAAACGGGTACTCTTCAATGGATATTCCATTCCATAATTGTGAGCCGTTTATATTTTCAAGGAAAATAGTATCTCCAGCTTCTAGTTGCTCTGCTCCTCCAGAAACAATAACAATCCCGTTGTTTCCGATTGCGTTTATTGTAAGGTTGACTATAAAAAGGTCTGAGAATCCTATTTTACCACCATGCAGGTCAATAACAGCCTTCTCCATTGACCCGTCCATAGTCAATGACCTGTTCACCAAACTTAAAGGAGATTTGTAAAGTGTCTTAGTTCCTGAATCAACGTAAGTGTTCTGAATAGAATGTCGGCCTAAGTTCTTGTAATCTTTAAGCCACTTATCGCCAGTGTCGTTAGAGTACTCCAGATAGTTATCCAGTTTGTAATCTCCGTAATCGTTGGTTATCTCTGGCCTTTCTTCAAGATCTATCTTGTCACTCCAATCCTCAGAATCGTTTGAAGGTACATCATCGAACCTGACTATTCTTATCGTACGGGTAAGGTTATCAGGAATTATCAGAGCAGAGAAAGCGTTTACCACATATTTTAAAAGGTCGGTCTGCAAGAAATCAACTGGCATGTTTACGGAGAAGTTCCATTCTGACCCTCGGTAATAGGTGTTTGATAGAACCTCGTTGTATATCCTGCCGCCCGTAATTTGAACCCCTACAAAAGTTGATTTTACGTTTATAGCCTGATCTAATTCTGTGATGGTTCTAGCTTGTATCGTGGCCGTGAACGAACCAGTTCCCCCTGAATGAACATACGATACGTAATCCGCTAAAACCCCAACGTTAGGAAAGCTGAATGATAACGCGCTTGAAGGATTATTCCAATACGTGACCGTGAATGTTATCTCGGCCGTTATCAGTTGCTCATATTGCTCCGATGGTTGATAACCAGCTAGGTTTACCGTGTTGCTCCAAGCTCCTAGAGTTATCTGGTTTCCGTAGTCAAAATAACCACCCGTTGAATCATTGTCCAGACCTGCCCACCAAGACGTGAACCCGTCAAATTCTGAAATTGTATGGGTTTCAATATGGGCATTAAAAGTAACTCCCTCTGACCATGAATCACTATGAAGTACGGTATCGTTTGAAAAGGGTATGACCAGCTTATTGTACTTGGAAATTGAATCCAATTCATTCACTAATGTCCAGTTCAATTCACTGAACATCCTTTCTATCAGTGTCCTAACGAATACAGCAGGGAAAAGGAAGTTAGGATTGATCTCACTCTGCATGTATTGCAGTAATCCATAATCGACATCAGGATAAACAAACCCGTCTGTATAGTCATTGAAACGATTAGCGTGAACCGTTGCCCCATCTGGTATATGGTCAAGGTCTGAAAGGTCGATGTCGGTAAGTAAACGACCGTTCAATTCATCAATCCATTCAGCGTTTCCGCCTTTAACAACAACTTTTATGTTGTCTTTAACTCCTTGCAGCTTTGCGAATCCGTAAACCTCCTGAACACCGTTAGTGATTATCTGACATTCCAGCCTTTCCCACCGTGTAGTGTCGGTTGAGTTTAGTTCTGTCGGTATTCCGAAAATGTTGAGGTTGTTCTCTGTTCTAGGCAGATTGAAAGTGTTTGAATAATATCCTTGACGTGACTTTATATCTGTCAATCGGTTAACACCGTATGACATGGCAACAACCTCTTTCTTTTCAAGGTCGCAAAGTTGGCCGTCAATCCATATCTCAGTGTTCATTACTGCGTTTGAATTACATCTGGCACTGCATACATGAACTTGAACTCATATTCAGCGTAAGATTCGCCACTTCTTACTTTTTCAAAGGATTGTGGGTCAATGATTATAGGTGTGAATCCGTTATCATCCCACAACCAAGCCTGAATTGAACTGTGCATGTCGGCTATGAAGTCGGCACTTGTTGGGGATACCTTTCCAGTTGTCACCATTAAACCATCGTGAACATCCTCCTTGCTTGAAAATCTCTTTTCGTTGCTGCTGTTTATGAATGTCGAAGATTTACCTTCCTCCTGAGTTGCCTGATATTTACCACTGAATATGAAATTAGCCCACCCTCCAGACGGTTTTAGCCATACTAGATTCACTTTATAGCAATGAGGTAATACTATGGGTTGATTTTCAAGAAGTAGAACATTGATAGTGATTGTACCCGAACCTAAAAGGAAATTAGTCACTACTTGCCTATGTTCAACTCCGAACGAGAACGTTCCCTGCGTTCCTTGTGGTATGTTAATACCGAACTGTGGATTTATTGAATTTGCTATTGATGGGCTGAACTCGGTTGTTGTTATCCAAGAAGGAACAGTTCCAGTGAATTTGTAATAATCGTTGTTGACTGTCGGCTGAAACTCATCTTCAAAGTTCGCCATTTCAAAAAGGAAATACTCTCGGTCGTACTGAATAGCCATTATTGAACAATGAATGTTGAACCTATCTCCCAATAACCAATACCCGAACCAGCGTTAGGCGTTGCTGTTCCGTTGGTTGCCACAATATTAACGATGTGTTCACCAAGATCAGACGCATCATCCTGCCATATCATTGAGTAGATGGTACGGCCATTTACAAAGTGAATCGGTTCTCGTGCGTTGAGAATCTTATGCGTATCGTCAAATGGTTGTAATAATGCCTGTTTGAAAGTGCCGTTAAGGGCGTATCTCATAGGGCTTACGAATGCGGTTGCCGAACCTATGGTGACTCTGAAAGGAACGGACATATTGAAATCACGGCCTAATCTTGGACCGTAAATGGTTTTGAACATCGATTTTATAAACCCACTAACATCAATATCAACATATCCTGTTGTAGCGTTTCTAATGCCAACGAAGTCGGCTATTTTCCGATATGGTTGGTCAACATATCCAGGATGTAGAATATCATAACCAGCATAAACCTTGCAAGGTATGCGAGTTGATATGATAGTTCCGCTTGCTCCTGATGTATAAGTGCCATTTAAAACTATGGAGTTTCCATACTTTGACAACACCTTATAAGTTCCCTCGTATGTTCCTGATGGAATTATCACATTGCTACCAACTACGAAGTTCCCTATTCCCTGAGAAGATGCTATTATCAATTCAAGGTTTCCTCCGTTATCGGTTGCTGCCTTGAAGTTGAAATCGGTGGTAACTTGGTATAGTATCGGCCTATGTGCCGAGTTCCATAGCGTAGGTCTAACCGTTAGTGATGCCATTACGATAATTGTATCTCAAATGATTCGACAATATTATCGGTTATATCTTCGACCGCTTTAGACGCAATCAGGTCAACGAACGCTGTGAACTTATCATCTCTCAATGCGTCCTCCAATAGTCCAGAGTTTGCGCCTTTATGCGTCCTCCAAACCATGTTACCTTCCCTGAATTGCTTTCTAAGAATCAAATAAGCTAACGTGTCATTTGGTATGGATGAACTGATAGGCTTTTCATCAATCCAACGTCTAATGTCTTGAACCGTTGCTTTCGTTTCGTTCGGTCTGACCCCATCAATCAACCCTTCGATGTAACTGTTTGCAAGTATCTTGAAGCCGTTATCCGTGTACACTATCTCAACAGAATCGTGTAACCTACCCGAACTATTGACCGCGCCATATTTGGTAATCCTCTTGGTCTTGATAGCGTTCTGGATGTCGGCCTTTACCTGTTCGGCAAATCGGTTTCTGATTATCTGTTCGTTAGGGGTTAACATGAAACGATACCTCTAACTGTTAAACTCAATGAGTACCCACTTACACCCTCCAATATCTGATACTGTGGCTCATCCTGAATGTTGGTGAACTCAACATCATTTTCAAAGTCTGTGATAAGCCTATCAATAAACGCTGTACATAGCGTATCCATTCTACTGATTATTCCCTCACGTTCCTCCGCGTCCTGTTCGCCTGTGTCAGCCTCTACGAAATACATTAGCAAAGGTGCTGTTTTCTTGTAGTGGTCTTTAGGCTCGCTTGTCCTATTGAACGGGTATAAGTGAATGTGAGGATATGGAAGTTCAGGATTGTTTGCAGCATCTGAATTACGGCCATGTGAGAAATGCCCAGTAGGGTTAACCGCCTCGGCCGTGTCTCGAACCATATTCAGGATGTATTGGTAGGTCATTTCAAATACGTTCGTTGAGCAGTTGCACGTTTACCTTGTTTCTTAATGCAGCAGTGTTTGAACTTCTTCTTTGAACCGCAAGGGCAAATGTGATTCCTGTGTACCGTGAATACAACGGTTCGCTTTGGTATAGTGGCCTGTTGTTGGTTCATTTGGTTAGTGTTAGTTCTTCTCCCGTGAGTGCGAAGTATAGGTTCTGAAGTTGGTGGACCTGTTTAACGTAATTCAAATTCACTTCCTGAATATATTGGTGCGACATTTCAGCTTCTTGTTGGATTCTCGGATACCAATAACCTCAAACATTCATAAGAATCAATGACTTATCAGAATCTAATGGTATGAAAAAATCAGACTCATCGAATTGATTAAACCCGAACCGTTCCAACCATTCCTCTGTTAGTGGGATTGGTTTAGATTTTGGATGTAAATTGTCAATGTGCGAACCGCTACCTATTTGGATTTCCATTTCACAATTTGCGTCATAAACCCAATTACCAATACGTAGTTTTGTTGCTTTCATTTCAGTTCAGGTGTGCGATTTGTGTAGTTCTCAATTCGTTGTAATTCCTTCGAATACTCTCTTTCAGTCTTTTCGAGAAGCAATGTGGTATAGATGTCGATTGCTGGCTGTCTAAGGATTCTGTTGTATTTGAGTGGGTCACCTTTTGCGAGTGCATGAAGCGTAGCAAAGAATCCAAATCTTTGAATCTTAGCAATACCAGCAGCGATCTCGTTGTCGTCTGGCTCGTCATTATACATGTCTTTCCATCGCTCTTGCCACTCTTCAAACTGCCGAAAAAAAAATCCCAGTAGCCTAACGCTTCGGGTACTTTCATCTTACCAATATCAACCCCCTCTTTAGTTACCTCACCTTCCTTATCAAGCTCATTAGTGTATGTCTTGATTATCATCTGTGCGGCTGCTATCTGTGGAAGCGATTGTTTTGAAACACTTGTGAACGCATTCTCAGCATCGACCAACCTTTGCCATCTACTTTGAGCGATGGTTATCTTCTTGACGTTCTCTGGTGGTTCGACCATTAGCGGTTCTTCATTCCAAAAGAATGAGCAAAGACTTATCAGAATGTTCTGGTCAGTTTCGGTAAGGTTCAACAAGTGCCTGTGTTCGATTGAGCTCAAAGCAGATAACACCTTCATCTTCGACTTTGATTCATTCTCATAGGTCACGGCCTTAACGAAGTCTGACCATACAACATCATCGTATGAAGTAGGTATTTTGACCTCTTGCGTAGCATTGTCGATTGTGATTTTAAGTCTTACCATGATTGCAACATACAAAAATAACGTTTAATCATCTTCTTCCACCAAAGGTACGTGCCCGAAGTTTACCAGACGAGGCTATTTCAAAGTACATTCTCATCATTAGCATGTCACGCCAATCAGGTGAACGTCCTATGTTCTCTTTAATCTTTGACTTTGGCAAGATACGCAACTTACCGCCTTTGTCAAGGTCGTAACTCTTCAACTGTTCCAATTCCTCCACTATCTCATCCTTTTGGTTTCCTGTAAGGTCTGCGGAAATGTAGATGCCGTGTTCGTTTATCTTCTCAGCCAGCTTGTAACAGCATTGCGTTTGGAGGTTCATGTAGTTCTCTTCGGATAACGCCTTAGAACCGTTAAGAAAGCCTGTGATGCCGCAGTTATCAATCACCCCACCACCTACACCATCCTCATCGGCAATAGCGTTTTTCTTCGGTATCTGGTGCTTTGTCCTCAATGCTTGGATGGTGTTCTGAATCTCTGTCGTTCGGCTTATCTCGTACACGTAAACTTCAATTAATTCAAATCCTTCCCACACTCCGATAATAGCCTTATCGCTTCCAAGTCGTGCAATGTCGGCCGTTATGTACTTGCTACCTCCGTTCACATGGTCGTTAGTGAATATGGATAGAATATCATCGTAATCGCATAGCACGTTCGGGTCATCATCATATTCCCAGTTTCCCTTCAGTAGCCTTTCTCTTTGGTTTTGATTCAATGAGCGTTTGAGGCTTTCCAAATAGCCGCTATCCAACATTTTGTTGTCATCTGGTAATGCTTGAATGAACTTCTTCCACGGTTCTAACGTGCCGTCCTTGTGCTTTTTGTAATAGTCTCGATATAGATAGTTCTTAGCAGGGTTGCAGGTCTGTAATAGCTTAGGAGATAGTCCGTACTCGTCATTTTTCCAACGTCCGATACTTGCGGCTAAGTTGTTCTTCGCGTCCTCTTCAAATTCTCCAGCCTCTTCAATCCAACCTCGTGTCATTTGCATCGAACCGAAGCGCATGTATAACGGGTCACTAGGTAGATAAGGCGCGTCAATCAGATAAACCCTTGAACCGTTGTTAAGTTTGAAGTAACTATCCTGACCATTGAACTTGTAATGTGATTCAGTAACTCCCCAATCCTGAAACACCTCGTGAATAGTCGGTATGGTGAACTTTCTAAGGTCGTTCAGCTTTTTTCTAGCTATGAAGTAGTGAGTTTCTGGATAGATAAAAGCATCCCCGAATATCAACGCGCATCCTAGATATGATTTGCCGCTTCCCTTACTGCCGCCGTATGCAATATCGCTAATCCTATCGTCTAACCATGATTCAACGCATTCAAGCTGTTTCAGGTTTCCGTGTACGTTGAAGGTTATTTCCACGATGTAAAGATAAAAGCCCCGAATTAACGAGGCTTTATACTGATTGCGCCATTCGTATCACAATCAGCGTTTGAATGTTGCAGTTTTGGTCCACGGTAAGCCTCTCCACCGTTTAATTAGGTAAGAATATCGTCAATTCAAGCCTACGTTTTCCGAAGTAGATACGTAGCGTGTAAAGGCATTTGCGGATGTCGATGGTAAATGTTGGTATCAGTACGAATCCCCAAATACCGATATAACGGTACTCGATGTTCAAACAAAGGTTATCGGTTATTTCATAGAATCTATTCATAACTAATTTTTTAGTTAATAGCCAAAATCACGGGAAAACACCCGTTAATCGTTCTTAGGTGGTTCGTTTATGATTTTCATTCCAGTAATCGGTTCGCCCTTACTTGTATGGTCGAGTTCCTTCTTGTCCGATAGACCAAGGTCACGAGCTATGATGTTCTGCTGGAAGAATCCTGAAGCTGCTCCCTCGAACTTTTGACGCTTGATAACCTCTCTTATACGCGTAATGACTGCGGAAAAATCTTGAACCTCTTTGACCGATAGCTTCTTATTTGTCTTT